CTCTGTGAAGCTCAGCCCCCCGACCCACGGCCTCGGCGCCGCCGAGACCCGCGCGGCCCAGGACGAGCTCCTGGCGCTGCTGCCCGAGCTCACCGGGAGTGCCCCATGAAACCGCTGGAAGACGTCCGCATCATCGCCGTCGAGCAGTACGGCGCGGGCCCGTTCGGCAGCACGCACCTACACCGCCGTCGCCCGCCGCCTCTGCACCGCCAAATCCCTTCTCTGAGGACCAACATGAACCGCACAGAATGCCTCAAGGCGCTCGAACTGCTCCAGAGCGTACACGTACGGTGTGCCGAGTACCAGAACCATCAGCCAGGACGGATACACGCGGATAACCCGTGGGCCATCATGGCGCGCGACAAGCACAACCTCGGCGTACACTTCGACAACTACGACGACCTCGCCAAGTGGGTCTACCACTACTGGCTGAACCCCATCGCATAATCAGGACTGGAGCAGAATATGGTACTGGAAGACCCAGGCTTCTGGGCAATGGTGGCCAAGGGTGGCCCGGATGACTGCTGGCTGTGGCAGGGTTGGAAGCGGAAAGATGGCTATGGCGAGGTCATCCGCTCCCTGAACGGCAAGCGTAAGGTCTACCGGACGCATCGATACGCTTACATCGTGACCTTTGGCGACCCCGGTGAGTTGGATGTATGCCATCGCTGTGACGAACGCTACCCGCGTGGTGACATCACGTACCGGGCTTGCTGTAACCCACAACACTTCTGGACCGGCACTCACGCCGAGAACATGGAAGACCGGAATCGCAAGGGTCGGCAGGATCGCTCACAAGCCGAGCTGGCTGCACCGGCCCTGTTCACCAACGAGCAAATCCGCGTGCTCAGGCGTATCTATGCCACGGGCGCGGTCACGCAGAAGGATCTCGCGGTGATCTGCGGCGTGAATCCGGTCACCATTTCAATGATTGTGAACCGAAAAAACTGGGACTACGAGGGCCTGTAGTGTGTCAGCACGCTCAGGATTATGCGGACAAGGAGAAACAACCATGCTAGTCACAGGGAGGAATGATATGCGGGGCTGGTCTACACGCACGCTGAACCTCACCGCACGTCAGAGGGGTTTGGTAGCAATCGTACGGGAAGCAGACGGTACTGAGCTTCAGACACGCATCATCCGGGTGCGGCGCGTTGCGACTGTTCTGGAAGGACTCGTTGCCTACTCCGGGCAGTGGCTTGAAATTCGGGACCTCTGGTCAGCGTAATCACGGGGTATGCAGACATGAGCGAACTGGAATACTATGACCGCTTACTCAGCGCCGGCGCGGCGTTAAGCGTCGAGTTGCACAACTCTCCTGCTGGGCTTCCTCCGGGCGCCGCCGCCTCAATCGAGCGGTGCCGCCAGATGGTGATAGAGATCCTGGGTGAGGCACAGGCACTCTACGATGAGGCACTAGGCGACGAACAGTAAGCATCATTGGTTCTATGCTGACATCTCGTGATTGGAGGAAATGTGGCTCTACGGACTGACTTCCGTTGCCTAGTCTGTGGCGACTCGCAAGACGAAAACTTGCTGCTCATTGAGACCGATAACGGGATGCTCATCCTGTGCGATCAATGCATGGCCAGCGATGAGGAGTCCGAAGAGGGAGCGGTCTGCTTCCTGTGCGGCAGCGTCCACGAGATGGACGACGGATGCGATTGATGATCAACTAGTTCGCATAAAAGGATTTAGCATGACCAAGAAGGAGAACGTCATGCAGCAGTACACCATCTGCCGGGCCTGCCGGCGCCTGGCCTGGTGCGTCTATGTGTGGCGCTGGTGGCTGTGCGCGGCGTGCGTCTCGGCCTAGCGCGAATTATGCGGAGTAGAAGAGGATGCAATGAGCAAGGGTCTAGAATACGTCATGGCGATGGTGCTGGTACTGATTGTCATTGTACTTATTGCCAGCGTGCATTATCGGTAGGTCAGGCTAAGAAGACTTCGGCTGACGATGAAGGACATGGAGTGACTGTACGTTTGCTGGTGCACGATATCGTCTCGCCGCCCGGTGAGCCGGTGCGCGACGACGCGCTGCCGCTGCCTGATGCGCTCTGGTCCTGCCTGCGTCGCCACGCGGTGCAGCTCGCCGAGGCCCCGGGCTGCCGCTGCGTGCGGCTGGTGAGCTACGGCGCCTGCCTGCAGCTCTACGTGGCGTATACGGACCTGGCGAGGGCCGGCGTGGACCTGGCCGCGGTCGGCGCGCGCATCGACGCGGAGGCGGGTGGAGCGCTCTTTCAGCCCGCACGTGGCGCGCTGGCGTACTGGGGTCCCCAGCGCCGGAAAGCCTTCCGGCGACTGGGGTACCCCTACTGGCACCCGGCCGGCGTCTCCCTCGCCTGGATCGTGCCGTACGCACGGGAGGAGGCAGCAGATGGCTGAGCCGCTCTATTTGCCCGAGGAGTGCGCCGCGGCGCAGGGACGCTTGCGCCAGGCCGGCGTCACACCCTGTCCGGGCACCATCAGCCAGCGCACCATCGAGGCCATCTACAAAGTGGCGGCGCGGGCGGGCGATCCGGGCAGCACGGTGATTCGGGTGCTGTTAGAAGAGCGGGAGATTTTGCTGGGGCGGCTGGCGGCGCGGGATGCCGTGCCGCGTGAGTGGGATTAGGGGGAGAGACAGATGGCCGGGCGGGGCAGGACACGCGGATCGGTGTTTCAGCACCAAAATGGCCGGTGGTACATCCGCTACGATGCGGGCACCGACGCGTCTGGCCGGCGTATCCAGCGCAGCGGGGGAGGATTTGCCACCCGAGCCGAGGCCGAGCAGCGTTTGGCAACCCGGCTCCTGGCGCTGCAGGCCGGCCAGGTGGGACCAGACCTTTCCGAGCTGGTCATGGCGCAGACGCAGGCGGCGCTGAAGCGAGCCCTCGCGCCCAGGCAGCGCATCGTGCCGGGGAAGGTGGATCGTGACGCAACGGCGAAGCTGCTGGCCGAGTTGGGATGGCGGGTGGGCAACAGCGGCGAGAATCGGATCGTGGCTGCGCTCCACCAGCTCGGGGTTGCGCCAGCAGAGGTCGAGCAGCAGTTCACGCTGGGACCCTATATGCTGGACTGCGCCTTCGTTCGTGCCAGAGTCGCCCTGGAGGGGGATGGGTGGGTGCATGGGCATATGCAGGCGATTGTGAAGGACGCCGTGCGCGACACCATGCTCACCCATTGGGGCTGGACGGTCTATCGTATCAACACGGAGCAGAACGACGCGGCGATCATGGCAGAGGTACGGTTGGCGGTTGAGGCCGCCCGGAAAGCGGAGGCATAGATGAACGAACGGGCACGGGCGCGTCCATTGCTGGTGGAAGAGAGCGAGGCTGCCGCAATCTTGGGGCTCTCGCGCTACCGGCTGCGCATGGAACGGCGGCAGGGGAAGATTGCGGCAAAGCTCATTGGGAATCGCTACTTTTACAACGTCCAGGTCCTGGAGCAGTACGCGAGCAGTGCGGGAGAGGCGAGTGAGCATCCACACGATCAGCAAGCCGGACGGATCCTCAGTCTACGAAGTACGCCTTGATATCCCAGGTGCTGACGGCAAGCGCGCTCGCCAGATCAAGCGCCGCTTTGGCAGCCGCACCGACGCCAGGAGCTTCGAGCGGGAAGAGACGGCCCGTATCGCCCGCGGCGAGTCACGGCCAAAGACTGCGCTCACCTTCGGCGAGTACGCCCGTGCCTGGCTGTCCGAGCGGGCGCCGATGGGCCGGGAGCGGTCCACGGTCGAGGAATACACCTGGGTGTATGAGAAGCGCTTGGAGCCGGTATTCAAGGATCGTCGCCTCGTGGCGATCACGCCCGACGAATGCCAGCGCTTCGTGGCGCAGCTCGCGAAGCAGCCCAGCCAGCGCGGCGGCACGCTCTCCCGGCGCAGCGTGGAGGAGCCCTACCGGCTGCTGTTCCAGATTCTGGACCGGGCACGGCGGGATCGCCTGATTCCCACGAACCCCGCGGCCGATGTGGAGCTGCCAAAGAAAGAGCGGCGGGTGCAGCACCAAACCTGGACGGGCGAGCAGGCGGCCACGTTCCTCGCCGTTGCCCAGCAGGACGCCTACGAGCCGATCTGGAGCCTGGCCACCTACACGGGCATGCGCCGCGGCGAGCTGGTGGCGCTGACCTGGCGCGACGTCGACTTTGCCGCCGGCGTCCTCACCGTGCGCCGGGCGCGCGCCCTCGATGGCTCAGCCCCCTATGACAAGCGGCCCAAGAGCGATCGGAGCCGGCGCATCGCCCTGGCCCCCGAGCTGGCCCGTATCCTCCTCGCACACCGCGCTGCGCAGCACCTGGCAAAGGAAGAAGCGGCGAATCTGTACCATGATGCGGGCCTGGTCTGTGCCAACCCCTTCGGCGCGCCCTGGCATCCGGACACTATCAGCCATCGCTTTCGGGAGCTGGTCGAGCTGGCCGGCGTCCCGTATTTGAGCGTGCACTACGTCCGGCACACCTTCGCCTCGCTCGCCCTGCGCAGCGGCCAGACGCTCGGGGCGGTGGCGGAGGTGCTCGGCCACGCGGACCCGCGCACGACGCTGGCGTTCTACGCCGACGTGCACGCCGACCAGCGGGAGAGCGTGGTCGGCGCGGTGGCCGGCCTCATCCCCGTGACACAAAACGGGGCGTTTGTGTCAAATCCTGTGTCAAATCCGCCCGGAACAGTGGTACGCCCGGAGGGACTCGAACCCCCAACCCTCAGATCCGGAATCTCCCGAGATGGCCTGCCGGCCCCGATCAGTCAGGCGAAACGGCACCGAGGCATGTCCATTCGGGAAGGAGACCCGCCAGAGGAAACTGACGGTCAGGCCGTGTGAGATGTGCCCGATCGGGGCGAACCTGGACAGGGTGTGCGGGCACCGACAAATGCGGGCGTTTGTGTCACCATTTGTGTCACGGACACAGCCCGCGTGATCTCGCATGCACACCGCCATCGTAGGGTGGTCGCAAACCTGTCATACTGGGTGCATGAGCGTCATACTGGGTGCATGAGCCCGCTCCCCCTGCCCGAGGACCTGACCCGCCTCCTGGCCCGCTACCGCGCCGCTGCGGCCGCCGCGGTCGCCGCCGAGGCCGCCCTGGATGCCGCGCTCGACGCGGTGGGTGCCACAGACCGCCGCCTGGCCGAGCTGGCCGCCGAGGAGGCGATGACGACCTATGGCAAAGCCCTGGCCGCGGCGCAGATCGCCCGGCGGGAGGCCGCGCTGGCCGCGCTCGCCCTGGCCACGGCGTTGCTGAATCAGCAGGACGTGGAGCGCTTGAGCCAGACAGAGACCCCGCTGCCGGAGGAAGTTCCTCCGGCAGCGGGGTGACGATGGGATGGTGGGGCCGCTAGGACTGGCTCTGGGTCTGGTCGGCCTGCTCGCCGTCCTGGGTACCCGCCGATTGCCGCTCCGCGGTCAATCGAACGGGTACCCGGCTCCGGCTCAGGTACGGTCGCACCCGCCTGCGGCTGGTCATTGAACGGCGCCGGACCCGTGCTGACCTGCTGCTGCTGACCAGGCCGCGGCGTACGCGACAAGCCCGTCTGGGGGTCGATGTCTTCCTCCTGGTCTGGCCCTACCGATGCAGTCTGTTGTGCCATAGGCCGTCTCTTCCACTCGACGCGTTCCACGCTTCGCAGCGTTCGGCGGGCAGCCAGGGAACGCCGCTATGGCCAGCATAGAACAGGCCATCGTAGTCCACAACATGGATTGTGTGATTGGACGTGGAGGTTTGCGGACGGCGTGTAAAATATGCCGCAAATTATGACTGTCCAGAGGGAGGTGCAGGGCGCTGAGAAGTGCTGCACCTTCGACGCTGCTTGTGTGGTTTGCCGCGCCCTGCACCTGGCAGTATAGACGCGGCGGTGTGGTTTGGGCGGGCAGGGGTGGGAAGGGTCTAGGCCAATTTCGAGGAGGGCACGTAGCCGCTCCGGCTCCCGACGCGCACCGGCAGCCACGTATCATCCGTGCGCAGCGGGGCGCCGGTGACCTGGACGTGCGTGCCGGCACTGAGCATGGCCAGCGCCGCCGAGCGGTGTGACGCATCCGGCTTGAGCGCGCAGGCCACGGCGATGGTCCGCGGCACCGGCGGCTTGCCAAGGGCCCTGAGCCCCGCCAGGTCGCGGGCAATCAGGCTCTCATCGACCAGGCCGGGGATGCCGGGCACGGTGGCCCGCTCGGTATGCTGCCAGAGCGCGATTTCCTGCCAGATGCCGAGCGAGGGCGGGCAGGCGGGCCCGTAGTTGGCCAGCCAGAGGGGATAGCGTGCCAGCCGCGCATCGCCCAGCGCCTGCTGGATGTAGGACTGATACGAGTAGAGAAGCGGGGGAAAACCGACCGCAGCCTCCACGACGCCGAGCCACGCGAGTGCCCAGGCCGCCTGATTGCCGCTGCCGACCTCCAGGTCAAGGGCCACCAGATCGCCCGGCGCAAGCTCCGGCAACAGGCTCAGAAAGGCATGCGCCTCCAGCTCGGGCGGGTTGGTATCAGGATGGGCGAAGTGATAGCAGCCACACAGCAGGCCCGCCGCCCGTGCCGCTTCCCAGTAGCCGGGGAAGGTCGCATCGACGAAATGGAGCCCTTCGCTGCGCTTCAAAATGACCCCGGCCACGCCCGAGGCCGCCACCGCGTGCCAGTCAATCGGGCCGGCGTTGTTGTTGGAGATATCGACCAGTCTGAGCACGGGCGGCGTGGTCACGGCGCGAAGCTCAGGGTCGTGGGCACGCCGGTGGTCCCGGCAAGCGGATACGGCCCCTGCGCGGTCTGCAGCACCCCGCTCCAGGGCACGCTCGTGGCGCCGGCGGTAGCGAGGATGGTGAGCAGGCCGCCTGCTTCCTGGTCATAGACCACCTCACCGCGCACCTTGGAGGGACAGGCCGTCTCGACGCTGCTCTTGGCGGCGTTGGCGGACGCGGGGAGATGGACGCTGACGTAGATTTCGGAGACGGAGGTGGGCGCGGTCTTGACCAGCAGCGCCAACTCGATGGCGGTCTGGGCGGTGTCGTAGCGCAGGGTGAATGCCAGGGCGGTGGCGGATGGCTCGGGCACGGTCGCGGTGCTCATGTACTGCTCCTTTCCTAGAGGGCGAGTCCGAGGGCGATCAGCGCCACGCCCAGCCAGTCGATATGCACGCTGGTGCTCGTGACCCAGCCAAAGGCCACTGCCAATTCTAAGACGAAAGCAATGGCAAGAATCAGCCGGCCAATGGTCAGGTCGGTTCGAACGACGGTCTGGACGGCCATGGCGCCTCCAATCACGATGCCTCTTTTTGCGCGTCAGGCGGGCTCAGGAGCGATTTTAAGGCCAACCAGCAGGCCAGACAATAATGGGCGCTGGTTTCGCGTCCTGGGCGCAAAATCGCGCTGACCGTGAGGCGGTAGGAGACGCCCATCTTGCCGCAGCCCACACAGCGCGGCGCGGGAATCGGCTCCGGGACGCGGTGAAGACGCTCAGCCACGGGACTGCCGGAAGGGGGAATTTACACCCAGCCACCCCGCCACGAATGCGAGGAGCGGCGCGCCAGCGGCGTCCAGGTACGCTTGCGCCAGGTGGTTGCCGGACAGGGCCGCCACGTAGGTGATGAGGACGATCATGCCGGTAAAGACGGCGGCGCCGGCCAGGAACCGCTCACGTGCGGCGGGGCCAAGGTCATGCTCGACGGCGTTCGCCACGCCGCTTGCAACGGTGATCGGGACGGGTGGGAGGGGGTCCATCCGGGGTTATCCTTTCGTATACCGGGCGTGGCGTGGCGACTGCCGCTGCGGCGTTGCGCTCAGCACCTGCTCACCCAGCCGGGCCAGGAGTTCCTTGATCTGGCCACGCAGCTCCGCCACCTCGCTCTCCAGCGCCGCGATCCGGCTGGACTGGACCGAGATCCGCAGGCTCTGCTCCGCCAGCTTGGTTTTCTGCACCTGCATGAGGTCGGCGCGGATGCGGCCCGCCTCGGCCAGGTCCGCGATCTGCGCTTCCGCCGCGGTGAGGTCGCGGCGTGCCAGCTTGGCGGCTTCGTGCGCCAGGACGCCGACGAGGCCGAGGGCGCCCCCGCCGCCGATGATGCCACAGAGGAGGTAGATGTCGTTCAGGTGCGTGAGCAGGTTCATACTCACTATGGTAGAGCCTGCCCGGTGCTTCCGCCGTTCCGCACCTACGCAAGCAGCAGCTAAATGGGGGATGCTTGACTCGTGCTGCTATACTGCAAGAGGAAACATGATGCTCCCGCCTGGCTGGAACCAGCGGGAGCGCGGCCGATAGTGCAGAGGACCATCGACATGGACAGTATAGCCACACCGGGGCGACGGCCCCAACAGGAGACGCCCCCCTTTCGCGCCAACAGCACCGGCTTCCTGCGCCTAGCCGCCGCGTTGGCGGTGATCGTCTCGCACAGCTACGGCCTCGGCGGCTGGGGCGTCGATCCCATCGCCGCGCACAGCACCTATGCCACGCTGGGCAGTCTCGCCGTTGGCGTCTTCTTCACCCTGAGCGGCTTGCTGGTCGCCAACTCCATCGCCACCAGTCCCTCCATCTGGCGCTACGCCTGGCACCGCATCGTGCGGATCGTGCCTGGCTACTGGACGGCGTGCGTCGTCCTGGCCTTCGCCTTCGGCCCGGCCATCGCCTGGGCCGAGTACGGCACCTGGCGCGGCTACCTCGCGCTGCAGCCCGGCGCGTTCGTGCGGGCCAATCTCTTTGGCGTGCAGGCGTTCGACATTGCGCCGCTGCTCGCCTCAGTCCCGCATCCCTACGATCTCGTCGGCCCGTGGTGGTCCATTCCGTGGGAGTGCAAGTGCTATCTGGCGCTGGGCGTGGGCGGCGCGTTCGGCCTCCTGCGGCGGTGGCCGATGGTGGTGTGTGCGGGCCTCATGTATGGGGCGATGGTGGCGCGGCACGTGCTCTCGCCCGCCGACCCGCTCTGCGGCACCTATGACGCCCTGACCTGCTTTGCCTTTGGCACTTGCCTCTATGTGCTCCGGGAGCGCATCGTGCTCGACGCGCGCCTGGCCGCCCTCGCAGGACTGGCCATCCTCCCGGCGCTCACGGCTCCGGGCGGCTACGGCCTCCTCCCCGTCGCCCTGTGCTATCTGGTCTACTGGCTGGCCTATCGTCTGCCCACCTGGACGCGGCGGGTCAACGCCCGCGCCGACCTCTCCTACGGCACGTATCTCTATGGCATGCCGGTCGGCCAGCTCCTGGCCGTCCTCGCCATGCACCGCTCCGGCTTTCTGCCCTATACGCTGCTCACGATGGCCTGCACGCTCGGCGTGGCCGCGCTCTCCTGGCGCTACGTGGAGGCGCCCGCGCTCCGGCTCAAGACGCTGGCCTGGCCTCAGGCAAAGATCCAGCGCGCCGGGGCCACCGGCGGCGCGCTCACCGTGTAGCCGTAGAGCACCGCGGCGCCGGTCAGGAAAAACTGGAGTTGCAGTGCGCCGTTGGTCGGCAGATGCCGCGTGCCGCTGCTCCAGGTCAGCTCGCCGGCCACGGTGTTGCGCATGATGCCATCGCTATCCGCGACGGTGTAGCCGGTGATCGGGAGGCCCGTGCCGGCGTCCAAGAGCGCCACGTCCACCCGCGCGCCGGGCGCCGAGGCATCGGCGTTGAGCAGCAGGTGGGGCACGGCCGGGCTCAAGGCGGTGCTCGTCAGCGTGCCGCCCGCGCCGGCGATCTGCCCGATGCGCCCATAGCCGATCTTCGCCAGGCCCACCTGCCCGCCGAAGGGCGGCGTCACGGCATTGTGGAAATACTGCAGGCCGGCATAATAGTGCCACCACTCGTCGCCCACCCGCACGGGCGCCCCGCCCACCAGCTCCGGGTAGTCCCAGGCGCTGGGCGCACCCACCGAGAGCCAGGTTGCATCCGCCAGGGTGAAGGCGAGGCCACTGGCCTCGGGACTGACGTAGAGGGCGATGGTGTCGATCTGCTGCATGCTGGCGTTAAAGCGCGTCACGAAGGCATAGATCAGCCCGGTAGCCCGCACCGCCTTGATCGAGTAGCGCTGGTCGTTCACGCCGCCGTTGGTGATGATGATGCCCTGGTCGATCCAGCTCGCGGTCGCCAGGTCGCTGCTCGTGGAGAGGTAGGCCCGGATGGTGCGGTTGTTGGCGTTCACGCCGTCCTGGGCATAGACGATCCAGAGGCCGTCGGCGCGCTGGAGGACGGCCTGCGCGTCGATGCTTGGGGTGCTGCCGCTGATCACGGTGCTCAGGAGCGTATACGGGCCGGTCACGTCGTCGGCGGCATAGATCGCGTCCTGGAAGGGCGCGCCGTTGTTGTCCGTGACCACCAGCCACTTGCGCCCGGCGGACGCGGTGCCGTCATACCAGGACCCCTGGCCGGTGGGCGTGTTCGGGATCACGATGTTGTTGGTGGTCACGCCGCCGTAGGTGTAGCGTCCCACGATCGGCCTGGTCCAACTGAGGCCATCGGCGCTCTGCGCGTAGCACTGATAGAGCTGGGAGGCATCGGAGGGAAAGCCCTGATAGAGCATCCGGTAGCGGCTGGCCGCGTCCCAGGTCGGGTCCGTGAAGACCTGGGGGTAGTCGGCCAGGTAGTCCCAGGTGCCATGCGGATTGTTGAAGACCGGATTGCCGCTGTATTTGACGGGGCGGTTCACGCTGCGCGTGATGCCGCTGCTGGCGGCAATCTGCGTGGTGAGGAGGAAGGCATCCGCCTGGGTGGCCATCGCCTACTGCTTCCAGATCTCGACCACCGTATAGCGCTCATGGTCCACCGTGAAGACCGAGCCATTATCCACGCCGGCGCCGTTGCTGCTGTTGGTCGTCTCGCAGTTGTGGTCGATCTCGAAGGTCTTGGAGCCACTGATCGTGAACTGCGCGCGCAGCTCGGCGATGAGTACTGCCGTCGCGCTGCCGTAGGCGTTGATGCCCTCCTGTGTAGTGGTGCTATCGGTGACGTTGCGGAGGCGGATGCGGTGCCGGTTCACCTGGTAGGCCGGCGCGCGCGCGGCAATGGTGTAGGTGCCCGCCGCCAGCGTGAATTGGTTGGAGGTGAGGGACGAGACGATGCTGCTTGCGTCGCTGGCGATGGTGTTCAAGGTGCGCTGGTTCCAGGTCGAGGCGGTGAGGCCGCCGCCACTCGTGCCGCTACTCTTCTGATCCTCGATCCTGGCGTAGGCGCTGTACAGGCTGGTCGCGGCACCGACCTGCACCCAGGTGCCGGGCGTGCCCGCAATCGTGCAGATAAAGACCTTGCCGGTCTGGTCGATGATGAAATCGCCCACGGCAAAGGTGCCGGAGGCCGGGGCGCCGCTGCTGGTGCCGCCCGCGAAGCGGGATGCCGCCGTCGCGCCGGTCAGCCCGCCCATGGCCGCGGACTTGAAGGTCACGCTGCTGGTGGTGGCAATCGCCTGGGGGGTCGAGAGGGTGACCGCGCCGGTGGACGCCGAGGCCGTGATCTCGTTGGCCGTCCCCGTGATGGAGGTCACGCCGCTGCCCGCGGCTGAGACCCAGGTGCCGGGGGTGCCGGCCACCGTACAGACCCAGAGCGCGCCGGATTGGTCCACCACGAAATCGCCCACCGCGAAGGTGCCGCTGGCGGGCGCGCCGGAGGTGGTGCCGCCGGCGAAGCGGCTTGCAGCGGTGGCACCGGTCAGGCCGTTTGGCTTGAGCGCGCTCACCCCCGTGGTGATCTGCACCCAGGCGCTGGCCTTGCACTGGTAGAGCGTGCCGCCATTGATGTCCGTGGAAAAGTAGAAGTAGCCTTCCAGGCTCGACGACGCGGACGGTTTGGACGCGTCCACGCCCTGCGCGAACGCGCCTGCCAGGGTTGTTGCCATCGGTGCCTCCTTAGACCGCTGCCGGCATCATGAGGCATGAGCCGTTCGCGTCAACAATCAGATTCCCGGCGCTATCCGTCAGCGGCGCCCAGTAGACGGCGCCGCCGCCCGGCGCCGTGGGATCGACGTTATGCCACTTGCTATCACTGGTCCGGTAGACCAGCAGGTCGCCGTCATGCGGGCCGCTGATGGCCGCATCGCCCAGCGACGCCAGGGTTGAGCCGCTAGACACGGCGGAGAAGGTGCCGTCCGCGGCGGCGGTGATCGTGGTGCCGTCCGCCCTGGCGGCGCCGCGCTGGCTGGCGGAGGCAATCGGCAGGTCGGTGGGCACGAGGGTGCGGAAAGCGGGCGTGGCGGGCGCGCCCGTGGTGGGACCCGCGTAGACGGTGGCCGGGGCCTGGCTGCCGGCCACGGCGGTGTTCAGCACGCCGCCGCTGATAGCCAGGCCCGCGCCGAGCACCAGGCGCGCCACGACGCCGTTGTGCAGGTAGGGGATGTCCCCTTCGGAGGTGAGCGGGCTGGGATAGAAGCCGCCGGCGATCAGCCAGCCCGTGTTGGTCGAGCCGACGATCACCACCTGGTCGCTCACCGGCAGGGTGTACGTGGCCGACCCGTCAATGGTCTGGCCGCCTGTGGTGGCGATGGTGACCGTGTGCGTGGAGGCGTCCAGTCGCTTGAAGGCGAACTGGCTACTGGTGCCGACCGCCGTGAGCAGGGTAATCGTCACATTGCCGCTGGAGGCGTCCACGGCGATGCCGCTGTCGGTCGCGGCCACGGTGTAGTCGGCGGTCTTGGCGACCCAGGTGAAGGTGGCGCTGCCAGCGCCGCCCGCGGCGCCAATCGCCACCCAGTAGGTGACGTTGGGCGGGGCGTGCCCGGTGGTCGTGGCGATGCAGATGTAGGCGACGCCGCCCGAGCTGATGACATCGTTGGGAACGTAGGCCACGGCGTTGTTGTAGACGCCCAGCCAGCGCAGCCGCTGCGTATCGCGGTAGACCAGATTCTCCAGGTCGTCCGAGAGCGTGAGCGGCGTCTGCTCGGGGTCGCCCGCGGCGACCGGCACGTCGCTGCTGTGGCTGACACCCGCGGCGGTGATCGCCACGGCGCCGGGCACGCTGACCGTCGTGAGGTCCCAGGGGATGGGCTCACCCGGCCACACCTGCCAATACGTGGCATTGGGTGGGGCGTGGCCGGTGGTATCCGCGATGGCCTGGTAGTAGACGCCGCCGCTGCTCACCACATCCGAGGGACTCGCCAGGGTGCCGGCGTTGACGTGGTAAGCCGTGCCGCCGTTATAGGCGCCCTGATAGCCGGTGGGATGCACCGGGCAGGTGAAATACCAGATGCTCCCGTCGGGGAAGGCCACGAAATAGGCGGTGTTGGCCGGATTGAGCTGGCTAGAGGGGAACAGGTTGAGCGTGACCTTGCCGGTGCTATCGGTGGTGATCGGCACCGTGGCGCCGGCGTTGATGGCATTGCTGTTCGGATCCACCGCCGTGGCCGTGATGCCGAAGCGGATCACGATGCCCTGGTCCGCCGCGTTGGCCACGGTGTGGACATCCAGCAGCATCGGCAGCGTGCCGGTGGTCGAGCCGGACGGGTACCAGGAGGAGACCGTGATGGAACTGGCGTAGGAGAACCCGATGGGCGAGACGGTGATGTTGGTGCCCTCGACGACCACGAGCTGGCACCCCGTGGGCACGAGGTCGCCCGGATACACCACCGTGGCGGACCAGACGCCGCTGGCGTTGGTGGTGGTGCTCTCGCCGAACTGGCTCCCGCTGAAGAGCACGTCACTCTCCAGGTTGACCGCCGGCACGCCTGCCGGCACCAGCAGGTAGACGCCGACGGCGACGCCCACGGCAGCGCTGTTGTCCACGTTATGCAGCGTGTTGGTGAGCGTGAGGGTACGGGTACTCATCCGCGTCTCCTACTGATACTGGAGGGTGAGAATGCAGGAGATGTAGCCGGTCGCGCCGCTTGCGGCCTGCGCCTGGATCGCCACCACGTTGTCCTGGCCGGGTACCAGGACGCCGGTGCCCAGTGGCAGCGTGGCGCCCGAGCGGAAGGTGCCCGGGCTGATCGCCCAGCCATTGAGAAAGCCGGCGAGGCCGATGCAGCCCACGGCGGAGAGCGAGAAGGTGGCGCTCGTGATGGTACCGGGCGGCAGCGGGAAATGCTGCCGGAGGAGGATTTGCTGGCCGGCGGCAGCGGGCGAAACGCTGGTCCAGAAGCCCGCCGGCCCCGCGCCGGGCGCGTCCGCCTGCGCCGGCGGCGTGGTCCACGCGCTCTCATCGGCCTGGTAGAGATACCAGGCGGGCGGGGGCGCGGCGTTGGTCCCGCCGCTCCAGAGATTGAGCACGTAGGATTTGGCGCCGCCCAGGCTGGTGAAGGCGCCGTTCTGCACGCTCACCCAGGCGAAGACGGTGCCCGTGTTGTTGTTGCCCACCGCCGCGGTGACCACGGGACCGGCCTGGGTACTGATCACCGGGTTGGCCGGGAGCGTGAAGGAGGACCAGATGGGCAGGCCGGAACCCGACCGGTCGTTGAGCAACACGCTGTTCTGCGGGCCGCTCGTGATGGCGTACCGCTCCCAGGTGGCGCCGTTGAAGCGCAGGATGTCGCCCTTGGCGCCGCCGGCCTGGCCCCCCAGGGGTTCCCAGTCCACCACCCCCAGGCCATCATAGGTCAGCACCTGGCCGCTCCCGCTCGCCGGCACGGGCAGTCGCTCCCAGACGGGCAGGCGCGTGAGTGGCGAAATGGAGCCGATGAGCAGGTCGCCGGGGTTGGGCAGCAGCCAGGTGGCCTGATGCGTGGCGGGATCGACTGCGAGCACCGCGCTGTCCAGCAGCGGCGTGGGCAGGCCGCCCACGTTCATGCGCTGGGCGAGGGGCACGATCTGGGTGCCACACACCAGGTAGAGCGCCGCCCAATGCGGGCTCGTCCCCCCCAGCACCGTGTCGAGGGCGGGAAAATCCTGTTCCTTGGCCAGCACAGGGGCGGCGCTGCCGGCCACGGCGACGATCAGCCAGTTGGCGGCGGTGGTGTCGACGCCAGGACTGCCCAGGCCATAGGAGGCGGCAGGGGCCACCACGAAGGCTGGACCCGGCGTCCAGGTGTCCGCGCTCCCCGACTGCCAGGTCAGGGTCACCGGCGCCGCGAGCTGCACGCTGCTGCTGGTCGATCCCCCGCCCCGCAGCACGAAGGGCAGCGGCACCGCGCGCACCGCACAATACGCTTGCGGCATGGCCTAGTGCCTCGACCGGCTGCGATAGAGCTGCTGCCGACTCACCGCATACCACCGGTCCGCAGACACCTTGAGCGGATCGCTGCGGTCATCCAGCAGCAGCTTGCCGAGCTTGGTCGAGGTGCGGATGGTGTGCGGATCCTGCTCCGCGTCAAAGCTGATGGTGTGCTCCAGGACGTAATACTGGGCATTGCTGTAGGTCTTGAAGACGATCTCCGTCCCATCGGCCAGGAACATCTCCAGCGTGCCGTTCACCTGCACGAGCTGCGTCGGGCGCAGGCTGAGGAGGGGATCGGTGGTGTCGGTGGCATAGGATTCGATCTGCAGGATCTCCTGCGCCCTGCTCGTATACCAGAGGAAACGGGCCATGGCGTCGAGCAGGAGGTAGCTGGCCTCGACCGCGGGCACCAGGGCGGGCGTGGAGATTTGGGTGATCTCGGCGTTGCGCTGCTGGCCCGCCGGCGCCGCCGAGCTGGGTGCCACCATGCGGTAGGCGAAGCCGCCCAGACCGCTCAAGCTGCGCTGCACGAGGTACGGTCCCGTGTTCGGGTCGGGATACTGGACCACCGCCGTGGTGTTGTCGGGGTACTTGCCGGATGCCAGGCCCGTGCGGCCCGGGTAGTTGGCCGCATTGCCCCGGTACCAGTCGAAGAAGGCCGGCCCCGCGTCCAGCGGCTGGGAGAGCGCGTCATCCCAGTTGATCGTGCCGTTGTAGCTCTTGTAGTAGGACCGGTCGGCGATGCCGTAGACCGGCGAGCGCCACTGCGAGAAGAGCCAGAGCCGGGGCGGCGCCGAGGCCACCTTGAGCACGTTCACGTCGCCCAGATTGTTCTGCCCGCCCGTGTACTGCCAGTTCCAGGGCACGCCCGCCGTGGCGCAGGTGAACACGCCGGCGCTGGTCCCCGCCAGCACGGCCACCGGCGCCGTCCAGACCTGGGACGGATTGGAGGCCGGACCGCCGGCATAGCCCCACTTGAGCAGCCCCGGATGATGGCGGCGCACGCAGTTGACCATCACCGGATTGCCGAAGGCGTCGGCCAGGTTCGCCCCCACGTTGGCCATGGTGTTCAGCACGTTGTGCGACGTATCGATGAAGAACAGCGCGGCGCTGCCGCTATCGGTACGCACGAATACGCCGGCGCTCACCAGCGGGGTGGTGAGGCTGAAGGGCGTGAGCGGGTCGAGCCCGTCCAGGCCGATGCCCACCGGCTGGACGGTCTGGCCGTCCACGACGATCGTCGGGATGGCAAGCTGCGGATCCACGTTCGCCGGCGTCGTGACGTTATGGAAGCCCACCTTGCCGGGGTAGGCCGTCGAGAGCGTATAGAGCACCGTCTGCAGGCCCGCCGTCGGGTCGCCCGCATAGCCCACGGACGCGGCGACGTCGAAGATGCCGTCGCCGGAGAGGATGGCCTGCCAGTCGTCCCAGCCGTAGCCCGCCTGGGCCGCCGGGTTGAACTTGAGCACATGCCGGGTGGTGGTTTTGGGCTCTTCAACCAGGCAATACACGTCGGGGATGGCCACCACCTTGAGCACACGGTAGACCAGGCCACCGAGGCGCTGCCAGGGCGAGGTGTCCAGCAGGTCCGCGCTGTGCGTGTAGACACCCGCGTCGGTGGCGGCGTAGAGCGTCTCGTTGGCTTCCGAGTAGGCCAGGCAGGTGACGCCCATGGCCTGGCTCCAGGGATGCAGCGTATCGTCGCCGGGGTCGTAGTAGACGCCGCCGTGATAGGCGTCGCCGTAGACCGCCAGGATGGGCAGGCCGGCCCGCCAATCCCCGGTTGCATCGTTGATGGCGTGGTTGATGGTGACGATATCGGTGATCTTGCCGGTGTCGGGCAGGCCGTGGTGCGTGTCGCCGCCCTTGAACGCGGCGGCGTAGCACATCTGCAGCGTCTGGGGCTGCATGATCGAGCCGCGGAGAACCGGTTGGCTGGGTGCGGAGCCGTCGGTGGGGGCGCTGAAGGTCAGCGTCACGCCCTGGCCCTTGTGGCCCAGCGTGACGGTGCGCGGCGCGGCGCCGGCGACGCCGTAGTCCCCGCTGTCGATCACGAACTGCGCCTGCTGGGGATCCACGATGGCGCCCAGATTCTGTACCACCGTCTGGACGATGCGCAGCAGGCTGTCCCGGTTGATGTCGATGTCCAGCGGCAGCGTGGCGATGGCGCCGTCCACCACGAAGGTGAAGGCCAGCGCGGCCTGCTGGTTGGCGGTCGCGCCGATGGGCACCGCGCCGATGCCGGCGAAGGTGGGCAGCACGTCGCCGGGGGTGACGAGGCCGCCTGAGTTGGCCACGACCTGGCCCAGGATGCCGGTGAAGACAGCCTGGAGCGGGATCTGCTGCGCCGTCTGGCGGTCCACCATGGTGGTCGCAAGCGCCTGCCCGATGGAGGCCCCCTGCTCGCTTGCGGTCATCGGCAGGGTGTCGTCAATCTGGCTGCCGCCGGAGAGCATGCGGGCCAGGGCGGTCGCGCCGTTATCCAGGGAAATGGTGATGATGCGCGTACCGGGCGGCGGTGTGCCGGGGGTGAGGTGCGTCACGCCCGGCCCGGTCGCCGTGTAGGAGATGTCCTCGGGCGCGCCGAGTTTCCAGGTCACGCCGAACTTGTTGACGGCGTTGATCGTGTTGGAGGAAGTGCCACTGTTGGTGATGTCGGCGACCACGAACACGGGAGCAAGGGCGGCCATCAGCTACTCCTACGCGATATGGCTGCCGAAGCCGCCGGCGGGATTGGGACGCGTCGCGGCCTGCCCGAGCGGCTTGCCGAGCAGGGTGGCGATTTCGGCCAAGAGCGAGGCAATCTTGTTCTGCGCCGTGTTGAGTTCGGTGCGCAGGGTGCGAATTTCCTGGGTCTGCGGGTCGGGACCGCCGCCACCCAGGCGCACCGCCGTGCTCTGGTTGCCGGCGATGAGGCCGCCTAGGCCCGCGTTCTGCTGGAAGAAGGGGTGCACGTTGACCGACGGCTGCAGGCCGGCGAGCACATGGGCGAACTGCGCCGCCTGGAGCTGCAGGTCCGCCGGATCGAGCTTGAGCGTCTTGAGGTTGGCCGATTCGTAGGCCAGGAGCGCCTGCGCGGTCTGGGCGTAGTCCATGTAGTTGCCGCTGATCTTATCCGCCGCCAGGGCGTCCTTGAGGTCCTTCACGGTGCGGGCCACGTCGGACGTGCCCCCAGGCGCCAGCGCCGCCTGCTGCCGCTGGAGCAGACCGATGCCGCCCACGCCGCCAGCCAGGGCGCCCGTGAGCGCGGACGTGTCGGGCGGGCGCACCGGCGCGAGGGAGAGGCCGGCCTGCGTCATGGCCGCCGCATACCACGCCTGGGCCGTCGCCTCCGCCGCGGTCTGCCGGGTCTGGCCGGGATTGAGCGGTCCCACGAAGGCGTTGGGCACCACCGCCGGGGCGCGGGTCTGGCCGGGATTGAGCGGGCCGATATAGTCGTACGGCACGACGGCGGGCGCGCCGCCGGGGAGCGTGGTGCTGGGCGCTGGCCCACTCGACGCGGGATTGGTGAGGCCGGCGAGCGCCGGCAGTCCGAGCGCCTGCCGGATCTGGGGCAGCGACACATCCCAGGCGTGGCCAATCATGCCCAGCACGTCGCCGGTGTCCTTGACCAGGCCCGATTGCGCCAGGCCCTCCGCCGCCGAGAGCAGATTGGAGCCGAAGGCGATCAGCGCCGGCGTCACGCCCTGGTTGAGCGTGTCGCCCAGCGTGGTGAGGTCGGCGTTGAAGCGGTTCATGAGCTGCGTGCCCTGCTGGTTGATGCCCTGGCTGTACTGGTTGAACGCGGCCTGCGCCGCGCCGCCCGCGCCGGCGAGCTGGCCGGCGTAGCCCACGGTCTGATCGATGCCGCCGCCGCTAAAGAGTTCCTGCGCCGCCTGCAGGGCGTTGGTCTGCGTGAAGATCTGGCTGAGGAGCTTGGTCTGGTTGGGGCCGGCCGTGGCGTTCTGGTAGGCCTGCAGCAGCGCAAAGACGTTGCCGCCGTAGGACGAGAGCGCGCCGGGACCGATGGCCAGGCCCAGCTCCGCCGCCGTCTTCTGGGCGCCGGCGGTGGGCTTGACCAGGATGTCCGAGATGAGGCGCGTAATCCCCGTCGCGTCCAGGCGCGCACTTGGGTTGGCGGTGCCGACCTTGAGCATGAGCGCCCCGGCGTCCTCGGGCGAGACGCCGGTGCCGATGGCGCCGGCGAGCAGGCGCGGCAGCGCCGTGGAGATCTGCCCGGGCGGGATCGTCGTCAGCGTCTCCATGCGCGAGACGAAATCCGCCGCCGCGGTGATCTGGCCGCCCGTGCTTTTCGGCCCTGTGCCGGTGAGCGCCAGATAGGTGTTGATGGCATTGGCCGCCGTGGTAAGGTCGGGCGCCTTGTTCTGGGCGGAGAGCTGCGCCACCGAGGGCAGGGCCTGCGCCAGGGCAGTCGTGCTGTAGCCGTGGGCGAGCAGCGGCTCGATGCTGGTGGCGAGGGTGGTGGCGCTGTAGGGCGACTTGCCGCCGGCGGCGTAGTCGAGGATCGCCTGGCCCAGCGTGTTCATGTCGCCGGCGCGGTTGGCCTGCGCGCCGGTCTGGGCGACGGCACTCTGGAAGTTCGCGCCGGCCTGTGCGGCCTTGTAGCCGCCATAGAGCAGGCCCCCGACGAGCAGGCCCTCGGGGCCAAGCAGCGCGTTGACCGCGCGCCCACCCAGGCCCACGTCATAGGCCGCGCCGGTGGCCAGGACGCTGCCGGCGCGGCCAAAGCCACCGCCGCCGGCCAGGGCCAGGGCGCCGCCCGTGACGAGGTTCGCGCCGCCCCCACCGCCAGGGCTGGGCACGGGAATGGGGATACTGGCGGCCACCCGGAGCGCGTCCAGCCGGGCGATATAGGCGTCGATCACCAGCATGCCGTCGCCGGCGGCCACGCTCGCGCTGCGGAAGCTGTTCGCCAGGTCCCCGAGGCCGGCGCCGGTGCTGTCCAGGCCGCTCTTGATGCCCCCAAGCGTGCCGGCATAGCGGGAGAGTGCCGCCTCCGCAGTATCGATCATGCCGGCGGCGTCGCGGAAGGAGGTGGCCAGCGCGTCCAGGCCGCTGGTGATGCGGGCCAGCTCGGTCTGGGTGGCGGACAGGCTGCGCAGATAGGCGTCGAGCGCGGTCTGCGCCTGCGTGGTAGTGCGGCTGTTGACCAGGACGGCCTGATCGAGGAGGCCAAGCTGGGCCGTGACCCGGGCCAAGGCCGCAGTGGCCGCATCCGCGTTGGCCGTGACGGAAAGCAGAACGACGGGCATGGCGCTACCTTACCGGTCTGAGTCCGGGCGGGATGACGATCGCGGCTTCCTCCCGTGTGCCGCCGCCATGGAGCCAGTGCTGCATGCGGGCCAGGTCGACCAGCCACTCGGTGCGCTGGCGCCTGACCGTCGCCTCGTCGATCTCGTGGAGCTCGAGGGCCAGGGCCAGCCGGTGGAAATACTCGGCTTCCGATGGGATCTGCTCACAGTGGCTATTGCCCTCCGCCCACGCCTGCATCCTGCCATCGAAACGAGAGGGGCTTGCCCGTCGGCCCTTCCGTTACGAGGTCGCGCGTGGGAATGGAGCCGGCGCTTGAGACGATCTGCGCCGCCAGCCATGCCTTCAGGTCCCAGGGCAGATCGGCCACGTTCGCGGGGGTGAACTTCCACCAGCATACGCCGTCCGCCTGCTCCATGCGCTCGGGGTCAACGCGGGCATCGGGCGGCGCCATGATGTGCCAGCCCTTGAGGCAGCGCTCCACCAGCGTGGCGTTAAACACCTTCTGGTCCGACTCCTCCCGCGTGGTCTTGCCCACGACCGTGACCTTGCGGGCAGCGTCCCGAGCCGCCTCAAGCACCGACTCCTCGGTGAAGGCGAGGATAGTGAAATACTCCCGGTAGACGCCCTCGCCTTCCCACTCGGGCGGGGTCACCTCTTTGGTGGCCACATTCGCGCCCGCAGCGGGCGCCAGTCGCATCGGCATACAAACGTCCCGCCTAGGCTATCGTGTAGCCGCCGGTATTGGCCTTGGAGCTGGTCGACTCCTTGGTCCACTCCGTCTCGGCGCCCGTGCGCCGCGGCGCGCTGTCGTAGAAGGCGTTCGTGGCGGTCAGCGTCAGGTTCTGGTTGGCGTTGAGGATATTGGCCACGCTGATGACCACGTTGGCGGGCGTCTGGTTATAGTTGGGCGTGCCCGAGCCCAAAAAGGTGTTCATCTCCGAGTCGTCGATCTTCAGGTGTTCCTCATCCACCGTGACTTCGGTGTAGGCGATGCCCAGCTTCTGCGGCAGGCCGCGCGGTGAGTTGCCGACGTAGGGCACCCGCACCCGGTTGATACGGAAGTTGAACTGGTTGAGCAGGGTGTAGGTGGTGCCGGAGACAAGCGCGATATTGGCCACATCCTGGAAACCGTAGACCTTATCGAAGCTGCCGGGCGAGGAGACCACGGTCGCCGTAGTGCACATGTTGATGCTCTCGAAGGTGAACTGCGCCGTGAGGTCCTGCCCTTCCGTGCCACTGATGACGCACGAGAAGGCGATGCAGCCCGTGATCTGCACGCCGCCGGCGGTGCCGAACTGCATGCCGATGGTGAGGCCCGCGGTGGCGAGCAGCGCGTTGAGGATCGTGCCCGCGCTGGCGGTGCTGGAGACGTAGGGAATCTTCACCGTGATGGCGAAGCCAGAGCGGGCGTTGGCAGAGGGCGCGTAGCCGATCATGGCGCTCGACTGGCCCTGCGCCGCCAGGACGGCCCGCGTGGCGAGCTGGATATCCGGCGAGCAGGCATTGAGCACCGCGGGGAGTTTGTAGGGCGTGCTGCCAAACGAGAGCACGCAGGCGAGGCCAAGCGCGGCGCTCACAGCTTATCTCCTTCCAGAAAGCCGGGCTGGGCGAGCGCCAGGGCGGCCTCGTCCGGGGACAGGTCGTATGCGGCCTGGTCGAACCAGGCACGGCCCGCGACCTCGACCGGCTGGTCGGTGCCATAGGGCGCGTGATAGACCACCCGCACGGTGGGGGTTGGGGGGGTTGGCTCCGGGTACCCGCTCGATTCGACCGCGGTCGAATCGGCGGGATCCCGCTCCGGCGCGGGCTGCGCGCTCTCTTCGTCCGGCATGAGGACCTCCTAGGGCTTGACCAGGCGGGTGACGGCCACGTCCAGGGCCGCCTCCAGCATCGATTCCGCGTCATCGAGGATGGCGTTCAGGCTCGGGTTGGGCTGCATGAATCTGGTGCCGCCGATGACGAAGCGGCTATAGGGCATCTCGTCGCTCAGCTCCCAGGAGCCGGGGCTGACCATGGCATGCCGGTAGCCGGCCTGCATGCGCCCGGTGCGTACCGGCGTGGCGGGCTGCAAGCGCCCGATGACCTCGGCCAGGGCCGCGTCGATGGCGGCGTCGATAGACGGCTCCAGGGCCGTCGCCATGCGGGCGAGCTGGTGCATCACGGGCTGCAGGTCGGCGCGCAGGCGGATCATGTGAGCGTCCCCGCGTGGGGCAGGCCGACCAGCCCAATCATGCCCACGGCCACGACGTGCGTGGCGCTATCGGGCGCGATCTGGAAGGGCCGGGCGAACTTGACGCGCGTGGCGATGCCCGTATAGAGCGCCTGGCCGGACAGGACTCGGTTCGCCTGCGTGTCCCAGTAGTGGTCGATGGCGGTCCAGAGCGCCTCCAGGTCCCGCTCGCTGCCCGCGATCAGGCTGCCTTTCGCGGCACGGGAGTCGATGAGGTCGTGCAGTTCGCACAGATACCAGCCGAAGCGGGACGCATCCTGGCCGCGCTCGCCCGGCTGCCCGATCGTCAGCAGCACGGTCTGAAAATCGGCGGGCCGGATGAGGATCACCGGCATCGAGGCAAGGAGCGCAAAGTCATCCCAGTCGTGGGTGTAGACGGTGGGCGTGCGCCCGGAGAGACCCGAGAGCGCGGTCGCCGTCGCCGCGGTGATGGCCGTGCCGAGGGCGGCCAACTCGTCCGGGATGTTGGAGTAGGGTTGTGGCATCCACCTAGCCCGTATACTGGCGGGTGCCGACGACCACGCGTTGCGCCACCAGGCTGCCGGAGCCGGATGGCATCGACTCCAGGACGTGGTAGACCCTGCTGCTGTCGACCACCTGACCCGCCCAAGACTGAATCGTCAGCGTGTCGCCCTCGACGACCGTGTTCGCCGCCGGCAGCGGGTCGAGCAGGATCAGGTAGCGCACGATGCCGCCGTAGAGCTGCTGGTCGCGCGGGGAGGGCACGCCGATCTGCGCCCGCGCGTTCGTAAGGCGCGGCGTGGCGCCCGAACTCACGCTCACTGCGGCGTTGCTCTTCCGCAACCCCATCAGGCCACCCGCCGGTAGTCGCGCAGCAGGCCGAGGGCCGTCGCCGGAAGTTCGCCCTGCTGCGTGAGCACGTAGGTGACATCCTGGTCGAGCGTGCGCTCCCGGCTCACGGTGACGTCGCGCTGGCGACTGAACCACCACGCTTTGCAGGTCACCAGGCACGCCTGCTCCACCGCGCCGGGCAGGGGCGGCGGGTCGGCGGTGATGGTCGGATTCTTGCCGGCGGCCGGGTCATAGGGGATATAGCTCGATGCCTCATACGGCATGCGGTAGCCGGCGGTGTAACTGATGGTGTAGCGCGCCAGGCTCGTGCCCCCCGGCAGGATGTAGCGACTGCTGTACGCCTCGGCGCCCCAGGCCAGCAATGCCGTGCGCTGGCTCCAGCCGCCCGGACGGTACAGGGCGCCGGCCTCCGCGTCCTCAATGTAGTAGCCATCGAAGAGATTCGGGTCGGACGGGTTGGCGGGGTCGATGGGCGAGAGCAGCGTGGTATCTTCATACACCGCGCTCACGAGGAGCACCGGGGCGCACGCGAGGGCCAGGAGCTGGCTGCCGGACCCGCGCACGGTTTCGGTATAGCTGCCCACCGCGAAAAACGGCCGGCCGCACTCCCGCGCGATGGCGTCCGAGGCGCGGGTCAGGATGTCCAGGAGCACGTCATCGTTCGAGGTGTCCGTGAAGCCCAGATCCGCCTTCACACGTTCAAGAGTGCTCAACAAAGTAGTAGACGGTCGCTGCGTGACAACCAGGGCCATCGGTTACCCGCCTTTCAGCGGGACGCGCACGCCCTCGTTCACGCAGAAGCCGGTGCCGGCCTTGTCGGGATTGTCCCCCGTATACACGTCGAGCGGCTGGCCGCAACTCGGGCAGACGGGCGGGGTCTTGGCTGCCACGGAGCGCGCCGGCGACGGGCTCGGCGCCGGATCAGCCTGCCCCGTGGGTGCTTTCGTGGGCGTGAGCGCGTCCTTGGCGCCCACGTCGTCTTTCGTATCGGGCATCGTGAGTCTCCTACACAGCGTTAATCGCGTCGTGCATGGCACTCAAGGGGAGAACTCCTTGGTACACTAAAGATGGTGCCCCAGCGCTGCTTCGAACAACCTGGGGCGTGGCACATCGAAACGGAGGTTCGACATGCAGCCCCAAGATACCACTGTCCCCGAAGAGTGGCGCCCGGTCCCGATTGACCCTTTGAGCGCAGTCTATTTTGTCTCGAATCTGGGCAATGTGCGCAGGAAGAATCGAGATAGACGGGTACGGCCCTGGAAAACCGTCAAGCCCTATCCGCAATGGCATGGCTATTTGCTGGTGAAGCTCCACCATGCCGGGGTGAAGAAGGCCGTCTCGCTCCACCGGCTCGTTGCCCTGGCTTTCGTCCACAGGCCGGACGGACGGTACGAGGTACATCATATCGATGGCAACAAAGCCAACAATCGGTGGGACAACTTGGAATGGGTTACGAAACGAGAAAACCTCACTGATGCGGATCAACGAGGTCTGACTCGAAGGGGCGAACTGAACGGGAAAGCGAAGTTGACTGCACATGCCGTGCAGGAGATTCGCGCGAGCGACGAATCCGCGAGTGAATTGGCCAGACGCTACGGTGTGGTCCCTTCGGTGATTGGCTCGGTTCGCAGTGGAAGGACCTGGAAGCACGTACGCTAAACCTTGTTGATGGCCTCATACATGGCCTGCATATTGTTCACCGAAATACCCACCTGTCCAAGATGAGTGAGTTTCGTTTGGGGATCTAACCACACGTTGAACCCAAGCTTTCGTGCTTCTTCACAGAAGGTCCAATCCTCGGACAGCAGGATCGGTCCCGTGCCGGGCTCCTCGATGATCGCGGAATGGAAGAGCGGGTAGAACGACCATACCTCGTTCGGATGGCAGAGCGGCAGGCGCTCCGCCATCGCGTCGATGACGCGTCGGTGGCAGGCCATGAAGCCCGTCGCCGCGTAGCGAATCTCCAGGGGCGGCTCGCCGGGCCGGAAGGCGACGGTCTTCGTCTCCGGCAGGCACTTGGCCGCCAGATGGCCGCCGTTATGGACCGGATAGGCCGCGCAGATGATGTCGTGCCCCTCCCGGCACAGGTCCACCAGCCGATTGGCGTCGGCGGCGGCAAACACGATATCGTCGTCCACCATCAGGAACACATCATCCGCCGTCTCCTGCCACCACTTGGTCACGACGATGGAGCGGGAGCGGGAGATGAGCGCGTCGCCGTTCTTCATGCGCAGCCGCCAGCCCTCGGTGTTGCCGGCGCACAGGCTGAAGATGGAGCCCATGGTCTCGGCGGCTATCTGCCGATAGGCGCACAGCAGCAGGCTGGCCCGCTCCCGGCCCGCTGCGGCCTGGCGCCGCCAGACGCGGAGCCGCCCGGTGGGGTCGCGGTCGACGAGCACCCAGCCGTGCGCCTCAAGCGTGGCGCCGGGGTGCCACCCGCGATTAGCGGCCAGGTGCAGCGGCGTGCCGGCGTCGAACGTGGCGGTGGATTCCACGAGGAGGCAGTCCATGCGGGCACGGGTGGCAATGCCAGCCAGAAACGTGGCTGGGTCCGGGATGTGCTCCAGGACATCGATGCACAGGAGGAGATCGGCCTGCTCGACGGGCGCGGGCGTGATGGTGTGCCAGGCATAGAGCCCCGCCGCCACCAACGCGTTGTGCAGGGCCAGGTTGGGCTCCACGGCGTGCAACTGCGTGTGCGGGCAGGCGTCGCGGATGGCGAGCAGGTCATGCCCCGCGCCCGCGCCGATATCGACCACGATGGTGGCCTCGGCTTCCCGCGCCACGTGGACGATAAGGCGTTCCCATTCTTTTCGTTCTGGATAAGCATGCCACTGCTCAAGATCTTGACCGAGACACTGAGCATCGCGATAGAACGCCTCTATGTCTTCAAGTGTCCTGGGATTCGCCGCCCGCCATTCTTGTGCCAATGCAGCACGAGCATCGTCCAGGGGTGAGGCGGGCTCCAACAGATCGGGGAGCGGCTCAGGACCCTGCGGCGCGGGCGGCGGTTCTTCCAGTTCAGTCATCCCTGGTTCCTCATCTGGTACAATGAAAGGAGCACCGCACGACGCGGTGCCCCCGCGACGTTGTGACCGTCCGGGGGCGTGGCACAGAAGGAGTGAACTTCCATGCATCTCTACGATACCCCGAGCCTCGAAGACTGGCGGCCTCTCGCCAGCCACGCGGGCTGGTACTCCGTGTCGAATTTCGGTCGCGTGCGCCGGGACAAACCAGGTTCGCGCACGCACCCCGGCAGAATCCTCCGTCTCACAACGACCGCCTCCGGCTATCTCAGCGTCCGATTGGCGCAGGGACATGCGCGTGGAAGGCGCACGCGCTTAGTGCACCACCTGGTTGCCGAAGCGTTCATTGGCGCACGCGGCGCCAATCAGGTGATCAACCACCGGAACGGCGTGAAGACGGACAATCGGCCCGAAAACCTGGAATGGATCACGCAGGAGCAGAACGTGACCCATGCGACGATCAATGGCTTCATGCCCGCTGGTGAACGCAACGGCCATGCAAGACTCACTGAAGCCGCCGTCCAGGACATCCGTACCAGCCCGCTCACCGCCGAGGCGCTGGCGCTGAAGTACGGCGTCAGCAAGTCGCTGGTCTTCAAGGTACGTGCCCGCATCCGCTGGAGCCATCTCTCCTAGCGAGTCAAATCAATTGACATCAACCTTGACCACCTGGTTAGTTGAAGTTGCTTGACTCGGCGGCAGGATGCCGTTGCGGTGGTAGCGGCGGCTGACCACGGAGGTGAACACCCCCGCGCCGGGCACCGTGGAGCAGCGCACGTAGCGGTTGGTCGGCCGGTAGACATCCAGGATCTGCAGCGTGGCGTTGGAGGTGTTGGCCACCTGGGTCAGCGCCGCGTTGGCGATGTTGGTGGCGCCGCTGAAGTTGGAGTTGGCGCTGCTTTGCACGTAGGCGTCAAAGGTGACGCCACTGGCCATCACGCCGATGGCGAACTCAAATTCCACCCCGTCCCAGCCCTGCATGTCGATGGTGGAAGTATTGGTGTTGCTGGACAGGTTCGCCGGGGCGATCTCCTGCTGGACCAGCACGCTGTCCGAGAGTGCTTGGTGTGCCATGAAGATGTCCTTTCTCGGGGTCCAGCATGAGACTGACCCCGGTCATAGTAGCTGTCTACCCTAGCAGATGCCGCCCCGGATGGCGTCTGTGTTGAAGATACCGCCGCCGATGCGCTCAAATAAAAGAATTCCTGTCTGATCCGTGTCCGCAAATCTCTCTCTGAGCACCAGGCTGGTGATCTGGGTCCGCTGGGCGATGATGTACGCGCTGAGGTCCCCGTAGAACAGCACGGGCTGGGTATCCTGGCCGTCGGCGGGCACCCAGTCGGACTGCAGGACCGGAGAGCCGAGCAGATCGGCCATCGGGCCGGCAAACGCGCTGCCCACGAAGGGCGGCCAGAGGTAGCGCCCGGAGCCGTCCACGAGTTGGCGGATTTTGCCCTCGACGGCGCGCGACATCAGCCACTTGGCGCCGGCGACATACTGCGCGGGGAGGCTGTAGGCCAGCGTGATGAGTTTTGGCGCGCTGCCGGCGCTGGCGGTGGTGTTCGAGACGGTGTCGGCGGTGCTGCCCTCCAGGTCCTTGTTGGTGATGCCGGCGTTCACCAGCCCCAGCGGCTGCAGCGGCCCACCATCGCCCAGGATGAAGCCGTAATCCTCGGTCAGGGCCATGTTCTCCGCGCCGTTGGTGGCCAGCCAGGCCAGGATATTGGTGGCGCTATCGGCGGCGAAATCGTTGGAGACCTTGGTGGCCACGCGCACCTTGCGCACGTTGATCAACAGCTTCTGGAAGACGGGATCGGTGTCGGTGAAGGCAGGCGTCTCGCCGCTCCAGGAGCCCACGAAGGCCGATGAGTAGATGGAGGCGCCGGAAATGCCGCCGTAGGTGCCGGCATTCGCCTTGACGGCGGGGTATTCGAGCACGTCGCGGTTGGTGGGCTGGACGCGGGCGTTGGCGCGCACCACGGCATGCTGCGGCAGGTGCGCCAGGATCTCCGCCTGGAAGTCCGGCGGCACGGCGAAGCCGCCGGCGGTGTCGGTGCCTTCGGACAGCGCCTTCTGCTCGAACGGCTCCAGGAGTTGAAACGCCATGCGCTCGCTGCCCGTCTTCACGGAGAGCGCGAAGTGCCGGACATACGCCGCCTTGTATTCGGGCGAGAAGATCGCCCGCGTCTTGCGGTAATACTGGGCCGTCTTGTCGTCCTCGGGGATGGGGCCAAACAGCACCTCTTCGGGATACATGAGCTGCTTGCCCGCGTGGTAGGTGCCACCCGAGGCCAGCTTTTGCGTGGTGCCTTCGATGGACGTGGGCGCCCAGACGAAGCCGCCCTTGACCTCCCAGCCGGCACGCAGCAGGCCCTTGCGGGACTCGTCGTCGCCGTTGATGCCGTGGGCGATCTTGTGCTGCGCTTGCGTCTGGTAGGCGTCGATCAGGGCCAGGTCGCGCGTGAAGTCGTCGCGCTTGGTCTCCGTGTCGATCTGGCCCTGGAGGGCCTTCATCTCGACCATCAGCGCATCGAGGGCCTTTTCCTCCTCGGGCGGCAGCTCGTCCTTGTGCGTCTCCAGGATCTTGCGCGCCCGGATGCGCAGGCCCTCTAAATCACTGTTCTTTTGCTTGAGGGATGTATTCACGTCTTGGACATTCCTTCCTGCCCATCGCACGGGCATGAAAAAAGCCGGTCCTGGCAGGGATCCGGCGTGTGTGGCAGGGTTCCCGCCAACCAAAACGCGTTTTGGTTGAGCGGGGTCCCTGTGGCAGCAGCGCGTTGAGCGTGCTAGATGCTGAGCAATGCGAGTTCTTTCGCCAGGCGGTTGCGCCGCGCCTTCGCCTCCTCCCCGCGCTCGATGGTGTCGGCCCAGCGGGCCAGGCCGGCCAGCTCGGTGCTGATGGAAGCGAGCAGGGCGCGGTTATCGGCGGGGATGCGGGCGAACGTCTTGTGATCCTCGCCCAGGAGGCGCATGGCCGTGTATTTCTCAGCGAGCGCTTCGGCCAGGTCGATGAGCTGGTAGCCGAGGGCGAGCACACTGAGGGCCGCGCCGGTCTTCCATTCCTCGCCTTCCTCGCTCGTTTTCCCGCCCTCGGCCTGGGCAAGGAGGCGGCGCGCACGGGCCTGGACCGCTGGCTTGTTCAGGCCCGGCGCGTCGGACTGGGGGATTCTCGCAATGGCGTTGCGCAGGTGCGGCAGGTCGATCTTGCCGGAATCATCCTTGTACGGAAAGTGCCGCTTGGAGCGGGGCACGCGCTTGCCCTCTTCGTCATCGTCCCCCGGCTCGACAAACAAGAAACTGGAGTTCGGTAAGTCGTTCACGTATTTTGTGGTCCAGACTGCTTTGTGCTCATCGTCCGCTTCCGGCTCATACTGCTGGCCCTCCAGGGCGCTCTTGACGGCGTAGGCGGCGCGCTCGTCGTCCACGATGCCAACCGTGCGGTCCTCCCGCTTCACCAGCCAGGAGTTGCCTTCCTGCTCGACGCTGTAGTCCATCCTCCCCTCCTTACCTTTGGCCTTCACATCGGTCACCACGGCGAGCGGGTTGGCGATGGCCTGCTGCGCCGCATACGAGAACTCCTTGAGTTCGTACGACATGATGCGCCGAACTTTCTTCCGCCCCGCCGTTTCGTGCCGGCTGTCGTGCGTGCGATAGCCAATCGACATGCCAAGTGACATGCCATGATCCTGCAGGTCTTTCGCAACAGCGAGCAGATTGTCGCCGATTGGACCCTTCAAAATGTAGGTTTCGGTATAGAGGCCACGCGGCGTTGCTTCAATCTTTTGTGGGATGCCAATTGGCAAAGAGGCAGTATTATGGCCAATAAACACGGCAACATCAGACGGTGATTTGAGGAGTGCTATCGCCTTGTGCGATGCGGACGGGTCGATGATGTCATTGACGCGATCAACGTTGTCATGCGCGGCCGCGTACCCTGCGATGATTCTGCGGGACAGATTCACCGTTTTCAGCGAGAGATCCGCGGAGAAGTGATCCAGGCTCATTATTCGTCCTTCCCCGTCGCCAGCTCAAGGAGCGCCTGCAGTTGGGCCGGCGTGACGTGCCCGTTGCCGTTGCCGTTCTTGCCAGGCGCTTGCTGCGGTTGGCCGGCGGCCATCGGTTGGGCCTGGGCCACCGCCGCCGGGGCGCCTGTGAGCGCCGCCTGCGCCGACATCGGCTCCAGGCCGCGATTCAGGATCAGCAAGGCGTCCGGCGCATATTCCGGCTCGTGGCCCAGCTTGGCCCGCGCCTCCTGCACGCTGATCACGCCGGCGGCCAGGTCATCGCGCACCCGCTTGTGCAGCGCGTCCTCGTCTTCTTGCAGCGCCTTGACGGTGGAGAGGTCATATTCGAAGTAGTCCACGTCGTCGGCGCCCTGCTCGTCCGCGAAGGCCCGGCTGATGGTTGCGCCCATCTCCAGGTATTTGGGCACCAGCGTCTCGTACCAGAACGTGGCGCGGGCCTCCTTGGTCGTCGAGCGGTTGCCGTGGATCATCCCCAGCCTGGCGCCGATGAGCTCGAGGGGAATGCCGAAGGCCATGGCGATGCGGGCCTCGGAAATCTCATCCAGCTCGGGCAGGACGATGCCGCTCTGGCCCAGCGGCATGCCCATGGGCGTGTACTTGGCCTCCGTGTCGTTCATGACCATCAGGCTGTGCCAGTTCTGCGGCCCGCCGGTGTCCATGCGGAACCTATCCCGAATCACCTGCCGTTCCGCCGCGTTCACCTGCTTGGTGATTTGCAACAACCCGGCGGGGACGGCGGCATTCCTGAAAAAGCTCAAGGTGAACGAGCGCATCAGGGCGTCGGTATCGACCCGCTCGGCGCACACGGCGAGTGGGGGCAGGCCGTAGTAGTCGTCGAGCGGGTTGCGGGAGCGAAAGTGAATCACGTCCTCCGCCGGGAGGTAGTCGGGCTCAAGGGCGCCCTCGATGCGGTAGTTCCAGCCGCGAATGAACTTGGCCTTGTCCGGCACCACGAACATGCGGTCGGGGCGCAGCGGCCAGAGCTGCACCACCTGGCCCGAAGCGGAGCGCACCTTTTCGAGATACGCATTGCCGCTGATGGCCTGGTACATCACGACGGAGGCCATCAGGCTATAGCGGTCCATGAAGGGGTTGGGCTTGGCGAAGAGGTCGAGGATCGGATGGTCCTTGACCTGCTCGGTGCCCTTGTCCGTCTTGCGCACGCCGACCAGCTGCGGCTCGGCCGCGCTGGTGGCCAGCTCCTCCACGCAGGCGAACACGATCTCGTTGCGAGAATATCCCTCCAGGGAATATTTTAGATAATTATGGTAAAACCGTGGTACCTGTTGCGTGCCCTGTTCCCAGGTGGGCACCTGCGTGGCGACGGCGGTCTTGCGCTCAGGGAAGATGCTGCCCAGCGCGTCCAGGGCCTGCGAGATGATGCCCACTAGATGACCTCCAGCGCGAGCGCTGCCCACGCGACGATGAGCCAGGCCGCGAGGCCCAGGCCCACCAGGCACAGGAGGGCCAGGCCCAGCGCCACCAGGAGGAGGAGCGCGAGGGTGAACCAGCTCATCAGGAGGCCCATGCGAACAGATGCACACAGAGGCCAGCCACCACCGCCGTGAGCAGCAGCGCGGCCAGCAGCAGGAGCAGCACCAGGCCGTAGCCACACAGCGTGATGAGGGCCTTGCGGTCCTCGCGGTCCAGGCGGGGCTTTCTCATGCGAACCAAACTTCCAGCGGCTCGGCGCGTGTGGCGGCCAGCGCCAGAGCCAGGGCGATGACCGTATCGTCGTGCCCCCCCGCCGGCGCCCCGTAGCGGACCAGGCCGCTGGGCAATCGTTCGCTCGTATAGGCGAGCAGCTCAGCCGTCTGCACCGCATCGTCGAGCAGGGTGAGCGTGCCCCGCTCCAGGGCCAGGGCCAGGCCATCAATGATCGCGGCCTTGGAGGCATTGGTGGTCACAAACGGCTGCATCGGCAGGCCATCCCGCTGCAATTGCTCAATGATCGGCTCCCCCATCGCATTGGCCTCCGCGCTGACCTGCAGCGGCCGGTACCGGGCGCACAGGGCGGCCAGGCGACCGCGCTGCACGGCATATTCCACCTGGTTGGACCGCTCCAGCCACACCTGGCGCGTCGTGGTGGCGTCCAGGACGCTCATCACCGTGAAGTCGTGCGACCGGCCCCAATCCACCCCAATCACGTACTGGTGGCCGGCGATGGGCGCCTCGGGCCGTGCTGTGGCCGCCGCGCGCACCGAGCGGAAGACGCCGGCGCCGTCCTCGACGAACTGCGCCAGGATTTCCTGGGCGTAGGTGCGCTCAGAGAGTTCCGCCGCCAGTGCCGCCAATTCCGCCGGCGCGATGAACGGGTTGGCGCTGGTCGGGCGTTGCCAGGAGGCCCAGTCCGGCTCGCCCGCGTCCATGCCGCGCTGGTAGAGCGTGTGGAAGAAGTTCATGCCCTTGGGCGTGCCGCCGAACCAGGCATCGCCGGCATAGTCGGCCAGCGTGGCGCGGATCACCTCGCTCCAGGCCGATTCCAGGCGCTCCACCACGCCGGCCTCGTTGATCGCCACGCGGGCGTAGCGGCGCCCGCGCGCGGCGTCGGGCGCATCCAGGCTCCACATCTCCACCACGCCGCCGGTCACCAGCTCAAGGCGGTGGTCGGTGGCATTGGCCCGCGCGGTTACCGGCACCAGGGTACGGACGGCGCCGCGCCAGAACTCCAGCAGGTTCTTGTGCGTGGGCGCGAAGTAGCCCACCGGCAGGCCCCGATCCAGGGCCGGGCGGATGAGCTGGTCAAGCAGGAGCACGTCCTTGCCGAAGCGGCGACCCGCCACCAGGACGTTAAACCGGCTCGCCTGCTCCAGGATGGCGCGCTGGGCCGGATGGGGCCGGGGCAGCGTCAGGGTCAGGGTCGGCATACTCCACCCGAATCAGCAGCGGCGCCCCGCCCTTGCCGGTAAGTTCATTCCGCTCCGTCCACTGCCCGAGTTCCTTCGCCGTGTGCTGCTCCAGCTGCCGCAGCTCGGCGAGCAGGCCCGTGTCGACCGTCCACTCCTCGACCAGCCGCGCCGCCTGGCCCATCCCCACCTGCTTGTAGGTGCGGGCGAGCAGGCCCGTAGACGCGCCAGGAGCGGCGCCGTCATAGGCTTCGGCCCTCGCGGCCACCACGGCCTGTAAGTCGCGCCAGCGTGCATTCTGGCTCGTTATCCGGGCCTCTAAGCAGGCGATGCCCTCGGCCTTGATGGCGGCACGGGCCTCGGCGATGGCCTCGGCGATCCTAGGATTTCCTAGGAGATCCGCGACCGTGACCGAGAGCGTCTTGTCGTTGCCCCGGTAGCCGGCCAGCTTGGCGGCCCGCACGCCCACGAAGCGCGCGGGGCCGATGTAGGCCGCGATAAACGCCTCTTGCCGGGCAGTTAGGGCCATGGAAACGTTCGTGTGCGGACGCTGAAGCAGGCGATGGGGACAGTTCTCCCGGTGGCAGTATGGGACACGCTGTATCGGGATGTCAAGATTCTTGTGGTACTCCACCCCAGATTCGCACGATCTGGGCGGGCGCATAGCCGTAGAGCGCCTGATAGGACGCCAGCAGCGCCAGGGTTTCCCGCAGGATGATCCGTGCCACCGTCTTGCTGCTGACACTGGTGGTGGCGGCGATCTGGGCGTAGGAGGCGCCGTGCTCGTAGCGCTCGACCAGCCAGGCCGCAATCACCGGACGCTGCCGGGCCAGGTCGAGCAGCAGCAACGCCATGCGGCGTTCCTCCAGCGACCGGCCCCGCTGGCCGCACAGGTAGCGGGTCATGGCTTCGGTGAGCGTCGGCACCCCGTGCTCCAGCGTGGTTATCCGCAGCGGGATGCGGTCGTGGGGGTGCTCCTTCGTGTCGGCCCGGCTACGGCGTCCTGCCAACTCGGCGGCCAGCAGCGCGGCGGACTTGATGGGCCGGGGGCCGGCGGCGATGTCCAGTTCCTCCAGCGAGCCATACCAGCGACCCGCCTCCGCCAGGTCGGGATGTTCCCAGCGCCTCATGCACCCTCCCCGTACGCGGCATGGATGGCGTCACGCACCAGGCTCGCCAGCGAGACCCGCTCGCCCTGCTCGTGGCGCTGCCACTGGATGTGACGCAGCAGGCGATAGTCGGGCGGGGGGAGGTCCAGGGAGAAGCGGATGGGCTTGGCGTCCACGGCGGCTTCCTCGGCGTCCTCCGGCACGGCGGGCAGGCTGTGATACCAGGCACGAGACTCTGACATGGCACCAGTATGGCACAGGCCGGACGTTTTCGTATATGCGCTGTTCAGCCGGCGTGGCCACTCTCGTGCATACTGGGGGGTGCGGGAATCAGCCATCCCGCTACGATGAAGGGGCCGGCAGCACGCGTATCCTTCCTCCGGCCATCGGATGCCCGCCCGCCACGTTCCTACGTTCCTTGGCGGGCGTTCCTTTGCCGCCGCAAGGATCACACCGTGACCGTCCTGTCCCGCGCCAGCCATGCCGAAGTGCTCACCGTGGCGGATGAAATCACCGCCCGGCTGGCGGCTGACCTGACGCTGACCTACGAGGACATAGCCCGGCACAACCGCGCGGTCGGCTGGCGGGTCGGCATCCCGCATGAGCCTATCGCGCTGTCCGATGCTGACCTGGCGCGGGCCTGGGCGCTGGGCGCGTCGGAGCGGGCGGCCATGGGGTATAGCATCTGAGGGATACCCTGGAGCCAGCGGGGCCAGGGCTGTCTGTCCTGAGCGGCCCGGTCCCGTCCTACGAGCCACGCGACCGCCGAATCAGCAACGCGGGACTCTCCACCAGGCCGGCTCCCAGCAGCGCCTCCTCGACATCATCCACACACCGCGCCACGATGTAGAGCACCCGCGCCGCCTCGAGCTCCGCCTTCACGTCACGCTGCCCCTTATCGAGGTGGGCATTGCCCGTCTTTACCTCAATGGCCACGAAGGCGGCCAGACGCGCACCAGGAATCGGCATGGCGACGAGGAAATCAGGCATGCCGCGGCGGTTGCCCAGGCCGCCGGCGAAGTACTTGAGGATCCAGCCGCCCCGGCGCACGATGTACGTGCGCACCTCGATGACGAGCGCCTGATGGCCTTCGCTCTGCGCTGCCCCGCAGTTCGTGCGTGCGCGTAAGGCCGCGCCAAACGCATCTGCAGACGAGTTTGCACGCTTGGTGGGCTCAGCCGTGGCCGCGGCCGGTTTTGGCGTTCTGGCGCGTGTAGGACGCGATTTCGTGCCGATTGCCCCGCTCCTCCCCGTTAGCGTAGAACATACCGCATGCTGCCCGCGATGCGCTCCCCCTGGCTCTGCCTTGCCGGCAGTTGCCGTGCGCCATAGCGCCGCGCCTCCAGCCCCGCATCGACGATCGGGAAGAGGTCGTCCCAGCCGAGGCGCGTCTGGTGCAGCAGGTCCGCCATCGTCAGGCCAGACCAGCCCGCCGCGGCGAGGGCGCGCTCGACCCGCTCAGCCGGCTCGCCGTCCGCGAAGGCCCCGGCGGTTGGCCGAAACGGCAAGGGCTCAGCCACGGGCAGAGAGCCGCTTGCCCAGCTCCTTCAGCTCAGCGAGCCGCGCCGCGTGCTCCTCCTTCGCCTCTTTAATGAACGCCCGCAGGTCGGCCACTTCCTCCTCGAAATCGGCTTGCCGCTCCTTCAACTCGTCCCGCAGGCCCTTGTGCCGTGCCTCGGCCTCGCGTTCCGCCGCGAAGGCCGCCGCCAGCTCCTCCCAGCTCGGGCGGGAGAGGTCGACCAACCCCCCAGGAAGGGCCGGCCCCTCGCGCGTCTCCTGCCGCACACTGCGGGCGAACACGTCCGTTTCCGCCGCCGGCGGGTCGGCGGGGTTGATCTCCAGCGTCATGCCCGTACGCTCGCTCCGAATGGCCATCGTCGTCTCCTTCGTCGTTTCCTTTGGTTTGTGTGCGTGCGCGCGCCCCGCGCGCGGCTTGCCACTAACTTGCTTGCCACTAACTTGCTTGCCACTAATGGATTGATATATAGGCCCACCCGTGAGCCTAGGCTTGGGGCCTGGGTGAGCCTAGGCTAGGCTCACGGGTGGGCCTAGGCTTGGGGCCTGGGTGAGCCAAGCTAGGCTCACGGGTGGGCCTAGGGACGTCATTCTTCTCCAGCCCGGACATTAATCGAGTAGGTACTGGCGGTATGGCCATGGCGGGCGTCGGTGTTGCGCGTGCGTGTAATCAAGCCACGCGCAATGAGGCCATTGAGTGCTCGCTTTACACTGGCGAGACCCAGCCCAGTCCCGGTATCGAGCACCAGGCCGTCCGCACGGGTCACGCCATGCACAATCTGCTTCAGCGAGACCGCATCGCTGGACCTGTGGTAGCCCATCGCGTGCCCGACCAGATACACGTAGACCCGCAACTCGGCGTCTCCCAAGCCCGTCTTCACGTGGAGGAGACGGGTGCGGAGCACATTCGGCGCGCGAAAGGTGTGCAGCTTCTCGTCCTCGGTCAGCCGGTCCGGCGTGTGCCCGTTTGACCCCACAGCATCCGAGTCCGGCACCGCCCGCAGCAGCGGCATCGACCGCTGGTGCGGATCCGCGTCGCGTCGCCCTCCAGGAAGACACGCCAGCAGTTCGGCCTTCGTCGCCACAATCGCCTCCTTCAAGGCAGCGGATGGCACCGCCGCCGCCGTCCACCTGACCTTTGCCGCTGCCTGGTCCGCGTAGAGGGTGACGCCTTCCGCCTTGGCCATCGCCAGGGTCTCAGAGGCCGTCATCAGCGCTGGCACCGCCCACGCAGCCGCTACAGCTCAATACCTGCTTGGCTGTGCCTGGCACCAAATCCTTGCGCCAGCTCGCGCCGTCCGGGTCGCCGGCACGCGAGCCTACCCGGCCGCAGTGCGCACACCGCCAGTCGCGCACCTCGGCAAACGCGAGGAGCTGGCTGCTCATGGGAACAAAGGCATGGGCTGCGGCCGGCGCATCGCCATTTTGTGTGCCGAGTCGCACGCCGGGCAGCCGTCCCCGTTCCCGCTCCATCGTGGCGATGGCCGCCGGGTTCGCGTACTCAACATCCCGTCGCCACTCCGGCCCATCGGTCAAGCGACGCCCAGGCAATTCCTCTTCCAGCTTCGCCGCTATCTCTTCCGCAGCAAGGCCGGCCAGCGCAAGCTCCCGCGCACGCGAGAGCAAGCGTGGCCGAATGGCCCCAGGATTGGGCTCCTCCTTCCACGGTGACAACATTATCGTTCCTCCAATCGCACACCGCCAATCTCGTGGCAGCGTTCCCCGTTGCAGTCCCGCGTCCCGGTGCAGGCGTGGAACCCGAAGATGGAGACGCCGCCCGGTGCGAACGCGAGGAGCGCCACGCCCCGCGCCAGGTCCGCGAACGCACTCGCCGTCTCGCCCTTCTTCTTGCCCCGATACAGGAGCACGTCGCCCTTCTCCGCCAGCCGCATCGCCAGTTCCTCCTTGAGCCGCCAGTCCAGGTCGAGGTCATGGGGACCGCCCCGCGCCAGCAGCCGCTCCAGCTCCCGCGCCACGGCAATCGGCAGCAGCACCTCCAGCAACACCCGTGCGCTCATGCCGGCAGTTCCACTTTCCGCGGCGGCCCACCCGCACGTGGCGCTCGCTGCGCAGGATGGGCAACAGCATACAGCCACTTCTTCCTGACGCGGTTTTTGATCGCTCGCACGGTGGCCCGCCGCTCCGGCCAGGGCAGGTGGGCTACGCCAAGGACGTGGCTCGCCTCCTCCGCCCCCTTGAGGCCGAGGATGAAGAGTTCGACCAGCCAGCGCTCGGTCATGGTCGAGTGCCTGAGAAACACCTCTGGCACGCGGGCGGCGAACGCCTCGCGCAATGCTTCGCGCCCGAGTACCACCCGCAGGGTATCCGGGGCAACGCAACGCGCGCGCTCGTCGAGCCGTGCCGCGAGGTCCTGCTGGTCCCGCTCATGCCGGATCAGGTGACTCAAGCGAAATGACGCCGCTCGCCGCAGATAGACGCGCATGCCGCCCACGCTCTCGAATGCGGGCGTTCGTGCCTCCCACACCCACCCCGCGCGATGCGCGCCCGGCGGCTCAATCCCCAGCACCAGCAGGATGGCGTCATGCGCCGCGTCGAGCCGCAGATCGTGGTCCACGTCGGGGAAGCGGCGGACCAGCCAACCCACGAGGCCATCGTAGTAGCGCAGGGCTTCCTCCTTCATGCTGGCTCCTCCCATGCCCGGCGCTTCGGCCCATGCGGCTTGTAGGGGTAGGGAAGGCCGTGCGCCTCCGCATAGTGCCGTATCCCATGGAACACCGTGCTTGCGCTTACCCCATCTGCTTCGCGCAGCGCCCAGGCCGGCGCTCCCTGCCGTGCACGCCAGTACCACCGCTCGTAGCGCGCCCAGGCCCACTGCCGCCGCCACGCGGGCGCCGCCGGCGCCACCTCCAGCCGGCCCAGGTCGAGCTGGCCCGAGGCCGCCGCGGCCACCACCGCCGTGAGCGTGCTGCAGGCCCCCAGCTTGGCGCAGATGGCGGTCATATGGTTCTTGACCGTGTTCTGGGCGATGCCGAGCCGCCGGCCAAGGTCGTGCTGTTTGTAGCCGGCGGCGGCCAGGCGCAGCACCTCCAGTTCCCGCGCCGAGAGGGGTTCGACGCAACGGCTCATGGCGCCAGCCCCCGATTTCGTACAGCCTGTGCACACGGATAGTCCAGTTGTAGCGTAAATTTGCTATACTGCCGGCACGTGCTTTGCCACGTTGAGCTGGGTAACGCTGGCTTCAGATATGGCCTCCCCTCGCTGGATCTTGCGCGCGATCTGCGATGGGGAGGCCGTGTCGTTTCTTGCTCCTCCACGATGGGCTGTTGTTGTGGCCGATTTGCTGCTATGCTTGCGGCAGCGTTACTCACAGCTCGCCCTCGGCCATAATGTCCGGGCCGTCGGCTTCATACGTGGAAGGCTCCTCCATAGCCGAGGAGGCGTCCTCTCCCATAGCAACCGCGTGGATCTCGGACCTGGCATCTGCCGGCCCGTCGGCATCGGCGTTCTTCGCCCGTGGTGACTCCAGCAGCTCCAGGCCACGCGCACTGATGGCATAGAGCGGAACAAGCGCGACCTGTTCGATAAGGTCGCTCCCGCGCAGCAGGCTGACGCCAAGGCGCGTCAAGCGCAACGTGCGCGCGCCCTGGCCGCGCTCAATGTAGCCTGCCTCCTGGAGGCCGGGAAGATGATGAGTAAGAGTGCCATAGCCGATGCCCGCCCGCTCGCGCAGCTCGTGGAACGTCGCATGGCCGCCGGGCACGGAGGTCTCGAAGATCGCGAGGAGAATGCGAAGCCGTGTGTCGTCAGCAGGGCCGTAGCCCACATGAGCGAGCGCCATCGTCCGTCCAATCCTGCCCCGCGGGGCAGTGAACGACGGCAAGGAAAACATCCGGATGGCTAGACAAAAATATCTAGAATCGGTGTTCAAGACGCGCTAAACTGTCAGTGTCCTACCGGACTTAAGCCAGTCTGCGATTCCCTGCCGTCTGGCTTAACTTGCGAACCACCACCATTGCGGCGTTCCAGCGCCCAGTCGGTGGTGGTTCCTTATTTTATCAGCCCTCCATGGCTGAATCTAGATAATTTGTACTATTATCGGACTCGTCCTCCCCCAGCGAATCAGCCTGCGCTCCGTTCGGGATGCGCGGCACCTCGTACAGACTAGCAGGCTCGAAGATTTCCGCAAGTGGACGGCCAAGGGCGATGGCGATCTGTTCGAGCGTCCGCACGGTCACGTTCTCGACGCGGTTGTTGACGATTAACCGCAACCGAGCTTCGTTGACGCCCGCCTTGCGTGCAAGGCGGTAGATCGTCATCCCTTCCTCGGCCGCCACCTTTCCAATTTGGTAGCGAGCCATGGTGACGACTCCCATCTGACCTGATCTCCTTTCCCTGCCGCTTGTAACATACGCATATGCGGCAAGCTATGCAAGTAGTTTATCACACCCCAACACTATTGCATACGCATACGTTATAGTGTATGATGGAGGCAGAGTAAATCGAGTCCACCAAGGAGCAAGGTCATGGTAACCCCCCTTCCCGCCACCCACTTCCTGAGCCCTACCCACGCCCGCGTCGCCTCGGCCTCGCATCCCGGCCAGTTCCATGATGTGCGCCTGATCGCCGGCCGCTGGATCTGCGACGCAGACTGCAAAGGTTTTGCCTACCGCTCGACCTGCCGGCATGTCGCCACTGCGGCGAGCCAGCCCCGCCCCTTCTGGTGCGCACGCTGCGGCCAGGGCGTGGCGGCGGTCGGCAGGACGCTGTGCTGGACATGTATCAACCACGACCGGGACGCCCAGGCCGACCTGAGCCTGGTCGCGCCGGAGCCCGAGCCGGAGCCCTATCCGCTGACCTGCTGGTGCTGCCGCTGCGGCGAGCGCTATCGCTTCACGGAGCAATCGCCCCTGTATTGTCCGGCGTGCAGCCTTGACCACGTAGCCCATGCTTCAGCCTAGGAGGAGAGCGATGTACGGCAAGACCTACATCCAGCGGGGGAACGAGGCAGAGCGCCGCGTCAGGGGCGATGCGTTGGCAAATAGCCAACGCTGGCTCCTGCGCGACATGGATGCGCTGGGCATGACGCCCGAAGAACGGCGCGAGTTTTTCCAGGTGTGCTTGGACGAGGGTATTGCGCCAAGCGCCCTCATGTGGCAATTGAAGCAGGCAGTACGGGGAGGATGAGATGGCAACCTTGATTCGCATCGGCAAGCACAGCATCAACCTGGACCAGGTGACGGATGTCACGTTGGTGTACGAGAACAGCGTGCAGATCGGCCTGGTCGGCAGCGAGGCGAAAATGGCGTTCTACGGCGCGGAGGCCGCGGCGCTGCGCTGGTATCTGGAGTGCGAGGCGACTGACGTGGTGGCGCTGCACGCGAAGATGCTGGAGGGGCGCGCGCGACGAGCGGAAGCCTGCGCCCGCGGCGAGCATGACTGGATCGGCAACGACCACGGCTCGCTGGTCTGCTCGGCCTGCGGTCGATCCTTCGAGCAGTCGGACGTGACCCTGAGCATGATGGAAGGAGCGGCGTTGTGAACACCGCACTGGCAACACGCGAGCCCGCCAACCTCGACATCCTGGAGAAACTGATCGTCGACGGCGACCTCTCCAAGCTGAGCCAGGAGGAGCGCCTGCGCTACTACCACCTCACCTGCGAGCGGCTCGACCTGGATCCAATGAGTCAGCCGCTTTCGTATCTGAAGCTCAACAACAAGCTCGTGCTCTACGCGGGGCGTGGCGCCACGGACCAGATTGCCCGGAAAGCGGGCATTTCGCGGCGCATCGTGCGCACGGAGATCCTCACGGGCAAGGTGTACCTCGTGGTCGCGGAGGCCACGGACGCCTCGGGGCGGGTGGAGCAATCGACCGGCGCCGTGAACATCGAAAACCTCTTTGGCGAGAATCTCGTCAACGCGCTCCTTCGTGCCGAAACCAAGGCCAAGCGTCGCGCCGTCCTCAGCTTCACCGGCGCCGGCATGCTCGACGAGACGGAAGTGGAAACCATCCCCGGTGCACGCCCGATTGCCCCCACGGTCACCACCACCACCGGTGAGGTCACGGACCCGCCCGCTGATGCCAAAACCCTGGCCCGGCTGCGCCACGGCAAGGAGGCGCTGGCCTGCGTCGGCTTCCAGGCCCTGCTGCCCAAAAACCCCACGCAGAGCGAAGCCGAGAAGATTCTGGCCAACTGGGCCGCCGAATACAAGCGGCGCGAGGCCCAGCTCGATGCAGCCTTTCCCCAGGCGCTCGCGGACGAGACCGCCGACGCCGAGGACGAATCCCCCCTGTAGTGCCCAAGGAGGTGCCCCTCATGTCGCACATCTGGACGAGCAACAGCATTTCCCGCGCCGAGACGACCACTCGCGTCCGCCCCCTGGCCAAGCAGCCCGAGGGCCTGGACACCCCCTTGCACGCCCTGCCCTACGGGGCCTTCTACGCCGCCATCCCGGACGGCGCCGCCTTGCCCGAGCTCGAGCGCGCCATCCGCACCGGCAAGCTGTGCGGCATCGTCGCCATTCGCGCGCCCCGCTGCTGGCGGGTCTATGCCTGCGGCAAGGCGTCGGGGGAATTCCTCTCCGAAGCCTGCGCCTACGGCGAGCTGGCCGGCCTGGTGGAGCGGCCCGGCTGGCGCCAACGGCTGGCGTGCTGGCTCCTTGAATGGCACGATCGCGGCACGGCAGCCGACCTGCAGACCGCGGCACGGGATCTCTGTCGGTGAGCGCGCGGCAACGCCACCGGGCTGAGCTGGCGCGGGAGCTGGCTGCGCGTGGCCTGCGCCTGTACGACTACATCGCCGAGTTGGAGGAGCACCGTGAGCTGCTGGTGGCCTATAACGCCTGGCTGGAGGCCGAGATCGCCAGACTGCGGACGGCCTTGCGGGAGCGGACCTGGGAGGCGGCCTCGTGATGCCTCGTGTCCCGAGGTAGTCGCATGTTGCGCTGGAGGAGAACCACGATGAAACACACCACCCACCTTGACCGCGACCCCTGGCAGTGGCGCCGGGCCGACAGTCCAATCGCCTGCACCGCAGCAGGCTGCACCACGATTATCCGCCCCGGTGATCGCTACGTCATCAACATCGAGACCTGCGAGATACGCTGCACCACGCCGCGGCGGCACCCTCGCCCATCCCACTCATCCCCTCTGTGAGGACCAAGATGCACCTTATCAGTCACGCCACCATGTGTTTACGCCTCGCCCTCACCTTTGAGGCGCACGGCAAGAGCGCGGAAGCCTCCTACTGGCGG